GTTTTACGGAACGCGTCGCGCGCATCGCGCGCGTCCACCAAGAGGGCCTGCGCGACCGCGCTGCAGCGGGTGCCCCCGAGGTCCGCTATCCGCGGCGCTCGCTGCTGGGCTTTACCGGCCTCGACCGAGAGCACATCCGCAACCTCATGCTGCGCCACCTCGCCAAATAAGAGGCCCACCGATCCAGGTCCCCGGCCGACAACCGGCCGCCGGCAGCATCAACAAAAATGTTGACTTATACACAAAAATGTGTATTAATACGTCTGCGGCGATGGGCCGTAAGTCGGAGAGTCCTATGGGGCTTTAGAAAACGTATGCCAGTGAAAGGACAGCAGCATGAACACAGCCGGGTTTAAGCGGGATCTTGCGGAGCGTGGGGCGACGTTCGAGGAAGGGAAGAAGCATACCAAGGTGTATTACCAAGGAAAGCAGTCAACCCTTCCCCGTCATAAAGAAATCCCTGACAACCTTGCCAAGCAGATCATGAAACAGCTTGGTATGAAGTGAGAAATTAGCGGCATCGGGAACGGCCGCCCTTCGGGGCGGCCCGTAACCAAAGTTCACTGGATACGTAGACACTGAAGCACCCGCACTTGAGCAGATTGAAGCACCCACTACCTTCAACACACATACGCGTACAACACACACGTACACACCACACCGTACAAAGCACACGTACACAACAGACCCGTACAAACACACGTACGCACACATTCGTTAAGAAAGAGGTAGTTATGTTTGGTTATCCCGCCCTACTGCAAAAGGAAAGGGATGGGTATGTGGTTTCTTTCCGAGATATCCCCGAGGCGTTGACTTCGGGCGCTACCAAGAAAGAAGCTCTGGAAATGGCAGGAGATGCGCTGGCGACCGCGATGGAGTTCTACTTCGAGGATCGCCGACAGGTACCCATGCCCAGCAAGGCACGCAAAGGAGAAGAGGTTGTATGGCTTTCCGCGAGCATCGCAGTGAAGGTTCTTCTCTTAAACGAAATGCTTAAAGAAAACGTGACCCCATCAAAGCTCGCCAAGAAGCTGGAAACGTCTCCGCAAGCCGTAACGCGAATTGTTGATTTGCACCACGCCACCAAGATCGACACCCTGGCAGAAGCGTTCAAAGCTATGGGAAAAACCTTGAATTTTTCCGTGGCGTAATTGTGATCTTCTAGGATTGGCCTGGAAGACATCTAACTCACTGAGGATGACATGCAGGCTCTCTGCATGTGCCATGCAAGAAATCCTGAGAAGCCCCGCTAAGGCGGGGCTTCTTTTTGGGTGAAAGGTTTCGTCATACGACGAAGCCGGGGCGGGTTTCACAGGCCGATTGACGCCCATCGGAAGTAACGACTTGATCGCCGAAGCATCCTCTGATAGGCATCAATTCGATATCGGAGCTTATGGCGCTTCGCCATTGAACAACGCCCGAATCGCCTCGAAGATCGATAGCATCGGTTCGCGATATTCGTCGCGCAGAATCTTGGAATTTTCTAATAAGCCGATCACGGCGACTCGTGCTTTCTCAGCATCTTTGTCGCGCACATCCTTGGCCGGGATCGTGAAAAATTTATAGCCCGGGAACTCCTGTTCAAGCTTAGGAAGCATCGCCACCTGGTCGTTGTCCAGAAGCCCAGCCACCTTCTTGTAGCCCATGTCCCCCAGAAGGCGGCAGAGGTACCGCATGTTCCCGGCGCCGCCGACGCCCCAACCGAACAAGTGGCCCGGTACATGGCCGATCGATAGCTGACGCGCAATGACCGGGTACAGCATTACGTCGTCCTGGCCCTCGGTAAGTACGATACCGTCATCCTGGAAGAACAGCTCTCGGGCATCTAAGCCGAACGTGTGTGGCGCCCTGGTGTTCGGGTTCTCGGGATCGTAGATCTTCTTGAGCGCTTCCCGACCTTGATCACTCAGCTGGTAGACGTTCGAGCCGCCGTCCTCGGAGGTAACCCGAACGAGAGCAGCACCTTGGGCTATCGCTGCGGGATCGATGAAGTATGGGGAATGCGTCGCAACAACGATCTGCTTTTCGGCGGACAGCCGAACGATAGCGCGCACAAGGCGTCGAATGATCGCCGGGTGGAGGGAAAGTTCGGGCTCGTCTATGGCGACGATACCACCGAGAGGGGCGCTTGCGAGCGCGTCGACGATGGAGAACAGGCTGACAATGCCTTCACCCGCACCGTCGCTGGAATGGCTCGCAGCCCCATTGAGCAGGCGAATGTAGTGGCTACCCTCCGATGACTGATCGATAGTCCATTTCGGGGTGTATCCCAGAAGCTCACTCAGCAACGCGTTGAACTTAACTGGGTCTCTCTCAATGTCGAACAACCGCATCTCGAACGAGGACAGCTCCGCCATCCGACGAGCGGGCAAGCCGCCCTGTCGTTGATAGTCCTGCAACGTCCCGTGCCCACGACCGAAATACGGCTGGAAGCCTCGACGCGAAGGAACGACACGGATTGGATCCGGTTCGTTGCCCCGATTCACCACATCGACGCCATCTCTTTTATGAACAGATTGGCTGCTGCCTGCGGCTTGGCTCTCGATTACCTCGGTCACCCTCTCGGAATCAGGCCGGCCGTCCTTTCCCGCAAATGCTTCTTCGAACTCGAAAACGATCTGCACGAAATCCGTATGCTTATTGCGAACCCCTTCGGAAAAGCTCGGTGTCTGTGGTCCTGATCGTGCCCGCAGCGCTTCGATCACCGTGGACTTACCCGAGTTGTTGGCTCCGGTAATGACCGTCAGGCCACTTCCCTCGGTCTGATCACTGGGTACAGCCAGATGAATCTTGCGAGGCTCGTTAAAGCCACGATATCCCGCAATTGAGAGTGTCTTCAGAAAGCCCAAAGGAATCTCCGAGGTTAGCTATACGAAGTTTTGTCAGGTAGGGCCATAGGCATCACACCTTCGAACTCATGGAAGCGATTCCTGAGCAAAACGCTCAAAGTCAACGATCATTGAGGACACATCGGCAGCTGTAAAATCCCCTGTACTTCCATGGGCGGCGCTGTTCCTAATAGCCGCCAGCGCAGTAATTCGCTTTTGCATGAGACTGTTGTACTGACCGATCTTCGCCAGATCAGCGTTCATTTTGTCTAGCTTGCCGTGTAAAAGACCGTGGGAATCACACAAGGTGCGCAATGTTGTCTCCAGAACCACGCCTGCAACCACGGCTGCAGCGGATGTATAACCTGACTTGTGAAGTTCCCTAGCTTGATCGAGCTCAGAGCCTGCAATTTCGGCTTGAACGAGGTTGCGAACTGAAACTAGGTAGCCGCCTTCAAAGTCTTCGTATGCGGCAGCGAATACAGCTCGAAGGCTTTTGAGATTTTTGTAGTTTCCGGAGAAGGTGCTGGGTTCTTCGGCCGCAACAAATGACTTGTAGTGCTCAGACTCTCGGCCGCATGCATTGCCAATTAGGTTCCGCGCCTTAACGCACCAGTTGAGGAACTGCTCAGGATCAACCTCCTCGTAGCGACCCGAATACGCGCCGTTCTTTACCTGCATGGTCTTAGCGATATTCGACAGTTGATCGGAGAGCTCCGAAAAGCGCTTTAGGATGACCTTGACCATTCGCCCTTCCCCCTTTAACGCCTGATTAGGCACGCTTATGAGGACGAATATAGCTATGTTCTGAAACACGCGCGACAGAACGGCCCCTAAGTGCGAATCGCATAGGTCTTCCCCAGCATGCACCGCATGCACGAAGACGCTCTCGTCAACTTGATTCGCTACGGCACCGTCCGCGCGGTGGATGTAGGCCGTGCACGCCTGACGGTCGCGGTCGGCAACCTGACCACCAAGCCCATTCCCTGGATCACACCGCGAGCCGGCGCCACGCGCACCTGGTCGCCGCCCTCCCCGGGTGAGCAAGTACTCGTGCTGTCACCAGGCGGCAACCTGGGCGCCGCGGTTGCGCTGACGGGTATCTTTTACGAAGGGCATCCTAAACCCTCCGAAGGTACTGACGACAATGTCCTGCTGGCCTTCGGTGACGGCGCTGTCCTTCTCTACGACCATGCGGCACACCTGCTTAAGGGCACGCTCCCCGCAGGCGGTCGCGTGGAGCTCACCGCCCCGGCCGGCTTCCGCCTGGTCGGCGACGTCGACGTGGATGGCGCTCTCCACGTCACTCAGGCCGCCACCTTCGATCAGACCGTCCACGTGTCGCACGACATCACCAGCGGCGCGGACGTCAAGGCCGGCGACATCAGCCTGAGTCAGCACCCGCACGACCAGGTGCAGCCCGGCCCTGGCCGCACCGGCAAGCCGCAGCCATGACCGGCATGTCACGCATCACCGGCGCCGCGCTGCCGGAAATCGACCACATCGCCCAATCCGTCGCGGACATCCTGACGACGCCGCTGGGTAGCCGCCTAGCGCGACGCACCTACGGTAGTCGCGTGTTCGACCTGCTCGACGCGCCGGCCAACGCCGCCGCCCGTGTGCGTCTGTTCGCGGCCACGGCCACCGCCCTCATGCGCTGGGAGAAGCGCCTCACGGTGCAGCGCGTCGCGCTGACGGCCATCGACGGCTTGCAGGGCAAGTTCGCTCTCGACATCGGCGGCCGACTCGCCATGACCGGCGCCGCTGTGTCGCTGAGCATTTCCTTGAGCCGAGGCAACGCCGCATGACCAGCGCGATCCAACTTGACCGCCTGCCGCCGCCGGACGTGGTCGAACCGCTCCACTACGAAACGATCCTAGCGAAAGCCAAAGAGCAGTTTGCGGCGCTGTGGCAGCAACAGCAGAGGCGCGACGCCTCCCTGCCGGGTATCGATCTGAGCCGCGAGTCCGAGCCGGTTGTGAAGATCCTGCAGACCGTCGCCTATGTGGCGCTCGGCCTTCGTCAGCGGGTCAACGATGCGGCACGGGCCAACTTCCTTGCCACCGCTCAACGCGCCGACCTTGATCACATCGGCGCCTGGTACGGCGTCGAACGTCTGACCCTGAGCCCGGCGAAACCCGAGCTGGCCATCCCCGCCTTGATGGAATCCGACGACGCCCTGCGCGAGCGCATCACCCTGGCGCCGGCCTCGTTCTCGGTGGCCGGGCCAGAAGCGGCCTACATATTTCACGCGCGCAGCGCGTCGGGCGATGTGCTCGACGCCAGCGCGATCAGCCCGCAGCCCGATGACATCCGCGCGGTGGTGGCCGGAGTCCTGGCCCGCCACGACGCAACGCCGGCCCTGATCGCTGACATGCAGGCGGCTCTGGCGGCGGCGCGCTGGCCCGGCGAGGTAGTCGTGTCGGTGCTGTCGCGCCAGGGCGACGGCCAGGCCGACGCCGCTCTGCTCGCCGCCGTGGCCGACAACGTAAGCGCCGACAACGTGCGCCCCCTGACCGATTTCGTCACGGTGCAGTCGGCCGACATCGTGCCTTTCCAGGTGCGCGCCACCCTGTGGACCTACGCCGGCCCGGATGCCGACATTGTCCGCGCCGCCTCGCGCGCGAGCCTCGATACCTATCTCGCCGAAGCCAAGCGCCTGGATCGCGACATCACGCTGTCCGGACTCTACGCCGCCTTGCAGGTCGCCGGCATCCAGAACGTGGAGCTGGAAGAACCGCGCGCCACGCTGGTAATCAGCCCGACCCAGGCCGCGCACTGCACCGGGGTGGACCTGGCCTATGGGGGCATCGGTGGATAGCCTCCTACCGCCCAATAGCACGCCGCTGGAACGCACCCTCGAACATGTCACACTCAATGCGCTGGACGTGCCGGTGCCACTGCGCACGCTCTGGAATGCCGACACCATCAGCGGCGAGTTGCTGCCGTGGCTGGCTTGGTCGCTGAGCCTCGATAGCTGGAAAAGCTATTGGTCCGATACGGTCAAGCGCAACCGCGTACGCCAGGCCATCGATATCGCGCGCCGCAAAGGCACGTCGCAGTCGGTGCGCGATGTCGCGGCCGCCTTCGGCGGCGCGATCAGCATCCGGGAATGGTGGCAGACCGAGCCCAAGGGCACGCCCCACACCTTCGACGTGGTGCTGACCCTGACCGGCGACGATGGCGCCGAAGCCAGCGCCGCCTACGTCGACGACGTCATTGCCGAGATTCGGCGCACCAAACCGGCCCGGTCGCACTTCACCTTCACCCAGGGCTTGCAGGCCCGCGGCCGACTCGGCGTCGCCGCCGCGGCCCGGCCCGTCGCTTACGCGCATCTGCAATTCACCGGAGCCGCCTGAGATGGCCCTCACCCTCACGATCACGCCGGCCGGACGCGCGGCCCTGGTCAACGCCCAAGCCGACGGCACCCAGGCCGTACGCATCGCCCGCGTGGGACTCACCGCCACCGCCTTCATGCCCGGCCAACCATTGCCGAACGAGATCAAGCGCCTGGCGACCGTGGCCGGCGGCGCCACCGCGAAGGACACGGTCCACGTCACCGTGACGGATGCCGGCTCGGACGTGTACACGGTGCGCGGCTTCGGCTGGTACCTGGACGACGGCACGCTGTTCGGCTCTTACGGCCAGGCCAATGTGATCGTG